TACAGTCCCCGGAGGTACCTGCAAACCCCACCCTATACCACTAGCTGCTGCAATAACCCACCAGTAAGAACTAGATTGATATATAATTCCGGCCAACTGATCTATTCTTTGTCCTTCTTCCAATACATAAATTTCATGCTTAAGTGTTCCGCTTTCACATGCGTAAAATATTCTAGACATGTTGGAAGAAGTTGCAATACCCTTACCATCTCTTATTCTTCCAATTAAAGAATATCTTGAAAGTGCCATGTGTTACCTCCTATTTTCCTGTTTTTGAGAATAGGCCGTTGCCTCTTCGCTTATATTCAAATTCGGCAGCTACGTCATCTCCGTGAGCATCACCCTGAACCTCTTTCATAATCGAACCGACATTATAGAGAGGCGCTTTGTTATAGCCACTGTGATCCAGCCCAGGAGGCAAGTCATGAATAACATTTAAGTTAAAACTAATTTCACAGCCTCTAGGGGCCCGAGAATTATAATCAGTTTCCCATGTAAAGTCATTATTAAGCCAATTAAAATTAATACCATCAATTACACCTGCTAAACCTCTTCCCTTGTTAGACTCTAGTGCACGTGTAAAAGGGTTATTTTCTGGCTGCATAAATTGCTCTGGCATTGTTGCATACAAGTCTCTAAGAAGTTGTGTAACTTCTGTTCCTGTTCCAAGTGCAACAACAGCATCATCCAAATAAGTTTGCAAGTAATCAAGAAAAGAAAAAGGCTGTGCCAAGCCTAAAGCTGCCCCGGGGCCAAACAGAAATAAATCCTTAGGGTCCGGTATAATGTCTTGATGATCAACTTTTATTTGTTTAAAAAGAATTTCCATTGGGCCGGCTGGGTCGATAATTGCGACAACATATCTAATTTTCGATGTATTTAGGTTGCCGTCATACGTTTGACCGGTTTTAAAGTTTTCATTTGTAACACTTAGATTTTTTGATGACTTAACATTACCTGACTCTTCTTTTTTCATAATCATAGCTTTGAGAGGCCTATCAAACCTAACTACAGTGCCATCTTCAAACTCGTAACCTTTCACCATGTTTGATTTAATTAAAACTCTTTGAGGCACATGATAGCCTAATGCATTTCCTTCTGCAGATGTATTAAGCAAACTAGCAGCCAAAGATTCAACTCCCGATAACGAGTTAAGTGAAGCGGGACCCGCAATTGTTCTAGTGTTTGGATCAGTCAGATTTCTTAATATTAACCCAGCACCTAGAGGATTTACAAAACCGTTAATTAGTAGATTACTGACAGCGTTCCTGGCAATAGTCAACCCTAGCGTGCCTGCTCTACTTTTTTCTGCTTGCGTTGGTATGTACTGCAATGGTGTGCCCATTATACCATAAAATATTTCAGTCATTAATTCTGAAAAAGTTTGTATTCCTTTTTGTGTTGCTGCTTCTATCTGTTTTTTAATTATATCTAATGCGTTTTTATTTTGCCCAACAATTGGGTTAATACCTTCATCACCGATACCGAACATTCTTGCCAAATTAAATCTAGAATAATTTGATTTAATGACATCACCTACACGGAGCCTAATGATTGGTGAAGCACCAATTACTTGAGAAAAAGGTTGTACAAATCTATCAATACCCGTCGTGCTTAATTGAGTACCTTGTGTCCACTGTGGATACAACAAAGTAGTCAATTTATTTATCTTATACCACATATCGTCAAAATCTTCTTTTGATGTTGCATACAATATAAAGGTAACACCTACAGTTCTTGATGTTGACTTGTATATTTGAACTGGGTCCATTCTACCATACCCAGACACAGGTGAAAAATCAGATTTAATGTTGTCTGTAAGACTGCTTAAAAATGCATGAAAACTAATTATTTCATTTGTTCTAAGGTCTTGAATATAAAAAGGAACATATTCTGCTTCCAGCCTGTCTTCAAGCCTTTTTACTACATCGCCAGGTATTTTATTGTTTGAACCACCCAATCCCCTATCCAAGTAAGTATTTTTTACCAGCCTACTAGTCAACATTCCTCTTGCAGGAGACTGGCCATCAAATATGTTATTTAGGTCACTAGCAGCTTTGACTAAATTTCTGGGCAGCAAATACATAGAAGGAACTGAATTTTGACGCCAAGATAAAGCTAAAGGTGACTCTGCGCCTGAATCTCTAGATTTTCCTACTCTAGTTGCGGGCCCAGAAGGCATAGAGTCAACATTATAAGGTCGATTAGAAGCACTTGTTTTCTTTCGCAAACCACCGTTTGATTTAAAAAACACGTCACCAACAGTTGCAGCTGCATTCGCGAATTGAATTAACTTGTTTGAGCTAACAATTTTGACCAATGTTGAAATTTTATCTACAGAGTCAGATTCAAAATCTTCTAATCCAGAAAATGCACCAGCGAGTTGATCAAAAGATTTTAAAATAGAGCTAGCGACACTTAACCAATAACCAGGTGCTTGGGACAAATGATCGTATTTTTTAATTTCATCAATGTCATCAGACTCCCCAAAGAATACCTCTACACCCTTTTCAAAGCACTCTGAATATGGGTAGTCTGTTTGAACTAGTACCAGTTTTTTAAATAAGTCTAATTCTAGTGTGCTAAGTTGCCTGTATGCACCTAGTGTATGGGGCCCGGGCCCTGAATAGGCTTTATCTAGACTAACATACTCGTCTGTTGTCTTTTTAATATTTTCTAAGTCGCTATATTTAATGTATGCAGATATCTCATCCATAAAGTCTTTTGTAACTTTTTTAAGTGCTAAACAAGCAATAGCAGCTTTAAGTTTAAGTATTTTCCTGCCGCGGCCATCAAAATTAACAGTTTGATTGTAAGTAGCGCCAAATGAAGTTCGAGAATCACCAACTTCAGCGTCTGATAAAAAATCGCCTCTGTTGTCTCTTGTACTATTTCCAGTTGAGTCCGCTGGCGCGCCAAAAGCATATTTTGATCTCATGTTAGAAAAATTAATTTTTGTAAAACCTGCTTCTTCTGACATTGCAAAAGAATTTACTTCTTCGCCAAGTATTTTACCGTGAAGGTCTGAAATGTTCTCAGATTCTCCAGGTTGTTCACCTTGATCATACCCAGACATCTTATATAATAAGCTATGGCCTACGTTCTTAAGTTGATTAATTGATACTCTAGCACCGTCTAAATTAAACTTGCCAAACGTGTTTTGACTGGCTTGTAAACCTAAATCGCTCTCGTCCGACTCAAAATTTTGTGCACTTTCCCCTTTTGTTGCATACGCTGTTTTTCTAGCAACATTTGCAAATCTGTTGTTTCGATATAAAACACCTTCAACTGATTTAGTGACTTTGTTATCCTCACCTTCTTGACCCACTAGGGTTTCGCCTTGAACTGAAAGAGATCGGCCTTCAATATCGCTAAGTAACCGGTGAGAATCACCAGAATTGCCTGTTTTATCAACAATATCAATTAAGTTTTCACCTTCACCAGAAAAATACCCACTATTACTATTTTCTGAAAGTTTTGAAGCAGCAACAGTCCCAGTTTCTACAAAAACTTCAGAAGCGCCCTGTTCTTCTGCGATGACAAGAGAATCGCCTCTGTTAGAAGATGATGCTTCTTCGTTGCCAGGATTAATTCCAAAAATATTTCCAGCATTTTCTGCAACATAGTTTAAATAATCACCTAGTAAACCTACTTGCTCGTTTGCTAAATCGAGTAATTCTTCTCCTGTTGATGCATCCTTACCAAAATCAAAACCTTGTTCTCTACTAGCAGGACCGGTTTGATTATAGGTCGGCGAGATTGAATCTGCAGCGAAACCTTTTAAATTCAAAAAGCTCTTAAGTGTTTCTCTTGACATGCATATCCTCTATTAGTTTTGACAATGATTTGGCAAACAAGTCTTTATTTTTTTCTGTATCAGTAATGATAAGTATTGGACTAAACGACTCAATCAGTATGTTGGTATACTCAGATATCTCTTGCATCTCTTTTTTGTTAAGCCCCATTTTTTGAATTTCCTGATAAAGATAATCCCTTAATTCATTTTTTTTGTTCTGCATCATACAGAGTCTCCGCCGGCATTAGTAAGCTTAAAACCTACATCATTCACTTTAATTTTCATAAGTTGTGCTGCAAGAGCCTTTCCATCTATTTCTAAGACATTTTGTATTGTTGCTTCCTTAGATAATGCCTTAGAGACAGCTGACATCATTACCTCCAGTGCTTTAAGCGTTGCATCAGCTTTATCTTGACTAGCTTTTTGACCAGCTTCTGCTGCTAGAATAGCTTTGTCATTTGCATTTTGCAGCTTTTCAAGCATGTTAGGTGCATTAATACTGACGTTTGTGTTACCTTTGACAAGATTTCCTATTACTGAATCTTTGTCACTGATCATTTCGTTTGCAGCATTGTTAATATGAGAGTTCAAGCTATTTATCTGCTGCGTCATAAAACTTCGCCCCTCTTCAGAATTTATTTCAGCAAAAAAACTCTTAACACCATCTGCAGGAAGCCCTAAAACTGCTGCCAGATCTGTCTCTGCAGAAGTAGTCAAAACATTTCCTACTTCCTGAAGTCCTGGCGTTAACTGATTACTCACAGTTTGGGCATCAATTTTAAATGCGTCTACGATACCATCGCGTATGGGCACACCAAGTAGAGGAGAAGGTGATCGACCAAAAAATCCAGCGCTGTCAAAACCTTGCTGCGTCGCTGCAGCAAACTGCTTAATCTCAGGTTTCATGATTTTCATATAATCTTTGTGTGTAGGAACAGTTCCTTTTGCAATATGTGCTCTTCCCTTACTTGTATCAAAAAATTTCATTGCAACTTCGGCTGCTGTTTTCTGTCTTGCTGCTATTTGAGCCCCTATGTAAGCAGTCATTTCAGGGCTTCCCGATCTAGACAACATAAGCTTAGTTAAGTCTAGTGTTGTGACGCCTTGCTTTTTCTGAAGATCTTCTACTTGCTTGATAAACGCTCCAGCATCAGCAAGTGTTGTCTGGTTTTGTTTTGCTGTTTCTTTGATAACATCTAGTACACCCATATGTTCAACACTGTACAATTCACCAGAAGAAGCAAGCGTAGATCTCATAACTTGTTGCATTGTCGTGTGAAACTGTGTATAGCCCGGAAGAAACTTTCCAGGATCAAGAATCATATTGCCTTTCATTGTATTAAAATCTTGGCCAACTCTATATGCAGCATCGGAGAGTGGATCCATTGCTTTTCTCATAACCTGCTTTTTCATTTCTTCAGCTGTTTTTGGAACAACAACCATTTGATCAGTCATGGTTTGAAAACCTTCTTTGATGTCTTTTTGATCTACTTTCCCGGTAACCGACGTCAAATCATCAATTTCTCGATCTTCTTGCATAAAGTTTTCAAAGTCTTGAATTGACATACCCATTTGTTGTGCAGCTAATTTCTTCTCAGCTAGCGTCATATCTTCAACTGCTTTTCCGCTATCCAAGAAAGCATCTCTCATTCTATGCAAAAATTCTTCTTGATCTTCATTTGCAAGCTGCATCATCTCCATAGCATCAAAATGCACGCCAAAAACAGTTGTTAAATTACCTAAACTCTCTGCAGCATTATCAAAGTTCATAAATTTATCAACCATGCCGCCGAAACCTTCATATGACAATCCCATCTGATCCAGTGCAACTGCTATGCGTGCTGCTTCTTCAACTTGGACATTTCCAAACCTTTGAACGTCTGTAATAATATTAGTAATTTGACCTGCGACTTCTTGATAAGACATTTTACTATTTTTGGACACAGCGTCTGAAAATGCAGATATCTCACTAAATATTTTTGTTGACGCTTCACCTGTAGTTGCAATTTGCCGCTCTAAAATTTGAGAAACTTTTTGGTTTGATATTTGAAAACCTTTTTCCATAATAGAAAGTTTCTGCACATCTTCTTGAGACAATTCTGAAAATTTTGTTGATTGTGTCATCGCCAATTGGCCGCGAATTGCAAAATAGTTGTCAACGACGTCAGCTTCATTATCATAGAAGGCAGTTAGAGCATTCAAACCTTTTCGGTGCCCTTTTAACTGTAGATCTTGAAAACGCTTATCATTACCTAAAAATGTTGCGTAAATGTTATCGACGTCCCTTACAGCACGACCGGATGCTTCAGTCTGTGCCTTCCTAACATCTTCAGGTATGCCTCCGAACATTCTTTGGATATTATCATATTTTTTAGACCCAAGTTCAGCAAATTCATCAAGAGATCCGTATGCAGTCTTGCCTACGTTCTGCATTTTGTCTAATGCAGCTATCATTGTATTCAAAGAATCTGTGATTTGATTATTTACAGGTACTGGGGTTGGAGTAGAACTTCCCGTGCCACTTCCCGGGGCTGGGACTGGAGACCCAGGTGAAAAACCGCCGCCAGAACCACCACCGCCGCCAGAACCGGCGCCTCCACCTGAACCGCTACCTCCTGATCCAGGGCCGCCTGCAGGAAGTCTGTTAACCAAAGTTTCAATTGATACTCTTTGGTTGTCGATTGCAGTTATTAAAGCGTCAAGCTTGCGTTTAAGTTCCGGATCCATAGACTTGATTCCTCCATAGTTTTAAATATCTAAGAAGAGAATTTTTTATTCATCTGTTCGTTAAACTTATCTAAACCTTTTAAGTCTGGATTGCTTTTGGAAGGATTATTTAGCTGTTCGTACATGTTATTTCGTTTATCAAAATGCTTCACTAACCTGTTTATATACCAGTGCCTGTATCTTATTGGCATCATTCTTATGTCTTGGTAGGTAAAATTCATGTGCATTTGCAAAACGAAAGACTCTTCTAAGAAGCGTTCCTTCCAATCATGTACTGGGCCAAAAAAAGTCAGAGGTTATGGGTATATCAGATTTGTTCTGGTGGCCGCAATTCTCACAAGTCCAGTCACATCTCATGTCCATACCTGGCTCTGCCTCTCTCATAAACTTTCTCAAACTTCTCGAATCAAAAGCAGGCATGTTTAGTATAAAATGTTTAATTTTATTCTTGTCAGTAACATTTCCTACTTGCTGGATTGCTAATTCCAGGTTGCCTGTAATGTTAGATTCTACCATCGACTGTATGTGCTGTTTTAAGTTTTTATCTTTAATAGATTTATCTCTTTCATCAGCTTGCGTTGGAAATTTAAAGTACACCTCTTTTTTAGTTACGGGAAGTGTGTACTTAAAAAGATTTTTACCCTCTTCAACTGGTGGGATTGTCAGCCGCTTAATGGGTATTGATGTTAAATCAACATTTACATCATTTTGATGTGTACATTTCTTACAATAAGCCAAGACAGGATACTCTGGCCCGTACCCTGTAATTCTAATAGCTATCATCAGAGCATTTCTGTCACCTGTTATCATTTGACTAGCATCAATAGATTCCATAAGACAAGAATTAACCAAATGATCTAAGACTGTCCCTTCTTTAATTAGTGCAGCTGAAGAAAGAATATCTTCTTCTCGTGCTGTCATTGCTTTAATCTTCACGCTCTCTTTTTTATGAAGACTAGACTCTGGATTGTAGATAATTCCTTTTGAAGGGATTGGAACTAGTTCAACAGGAACATCCCATCCAAACTCTTCTTTCATTACATTTATTTTGTTGACGTGATCTGATGCGCTTGCCATATATACTTCCTCTTGTTAAAATAAAAAAGCCCTTACACAATTGTAGGGCTTTATTATGCAAAAGTAAATATATTCTTTCTTAGAATTGTAGTACGCAGTTATCAAACTTAAGTGTCATGTCGATCATCATCAGCTCATCACCACTATAATCAAGAGTATTAAAGTTAGCAGTGATGATAAACGCACCCTTGATATCCCAAAGCTCAACAACAGTACCTACTGGATCAAGCATTTTTAATTGTATATCACGCTTATAGAAGTCAGCATAACCCGCGCGGCCAGAGACTGATTCGTAATGAGTTCTAATCCACTCCATTACTTGCTGCGCACCAGATGGTGCAATTGGATCGTGAAGTTTTACGCTTAAGTCTTGAAATTCAAGCTTCGAAGCCACCCTTCGATAACTATTGATGTAATCAATTTTCTTTTCACCGATATTAACTTGCGGCCTATTAGTTGACGTCACCAAGAATGCGTCAATTCCTTCGATAGCCAGAACCCACCTATAATTTCTTTTAGGTTCAAACTTATTTGGTAACATATCTGTGACTGATAGAGTTTCTGCCATTTTAATCTCCTAATTCTTTTATATATATCTTAACGCAACTAATTATAACAGTTCTGAGCCTGCATTTGTAACAACAAAGTCAAGAGCAACAAATTCCACAGTTCTTGTAGGCTGAAGAAATATCTTACCTCGAATGGTATTATTCTCAACATCTGCTTGTGTAGTTGTTGTCGTATCGATGATAACCTTGTATCTGTCAACACCACTTAATTCTTGAACTCTTTGAAGCACAGGATTGACCAGAGAAGAAAACTTTTCCAAAGTTTCCTCACGATTTGGTTCGAAGAGCAAGCTGTTAGCAATATTTCTAACAGATCTTCTGACGCTTATCAAAAGCCTTCTTACGTTAATTCTATCTAAAGCAGAAGCTCTTTGCAATAAGGTTTTTTGACCCCAAATAGTAATTCCTGTTCCTGGGAATGCTGTAATTGGATTAATGTCAGAATCGTATAGATCATCTAAGTTAGTTCTATTAAACTTAACTGCAGTCGATTCTACAGCATTTAGAGCACCTCTGGAGAAGCCTGCAGGAGCGTACCACGGATGACCAATTCTGTCATTGAGTGAGAAAGCGCCTAGTACAGAAACTGAGGGTGGTACTTGCACAAAAGCATTAGTTTGTGGATCAATTACTGTTAGATCTGGAAAATATGCTGCAGCAAAGGAAGTATCCAGTGCTCTGTTAGTTAGATCAGCAACTGTGTTAAGTACATGTGGTTTTTGAACTGAAGACGTAATTACAGTATTGAATTGATCTCGCTCTTCTATATCCATGATGTACATCGCATCAAATCTAGATTCAACTGCTGATATAGCAAAATCTGTAATTGATGGGTGTCTTATTCCAGGAATTGCCAGCAATTGAATTTCAACATCAGACTTAGAACCCATAATGTCGACAGCTTTTCTGTATGCAGCAACTGTAGGACCACTTGTCCCACCTTGAATTAGATCTTGGTCCATTTCTCTTTTTGCAGCGACATTTAATAATTTGCTTTTGTCTTTGTCAAATATATTTGTTCCGTCAAACCCGCCTTGTAATGGTACTGTAAACTTTGCATATTTTCTATTACCAACACGATCTAGATCTGCTACTTTAAACTTTCTGGTCTTGTCTACATCATTAGCAGAAATATTTCCGGCTCTAACATAGCTTGCGTCTTTCCAACCAGAAGAGTCAGCAAATCCGTCAGATGCTGTTACAACTTTAATTCTTTCTAAAGAAAAGAAGTTATTGTTAAACCTGTCGCAGTCCAGAACTGTTCCTCCGACATCAGAAGCTCCGGGGTTATTTGAAACAGAAAATGATAAGTTATCTTGTCTGTGATTTGGAAAATGCTTGTTAAATGTTTGCCAGGATTCATCAGGCAGAGCAATTTTGTTTGGTTGTGCCGGATCTTTCTTTTGCGCTGTTTGCATTCCCCAGTAAAATCTGGCGTCAGACCTCTTTTTAATTCCTGTTCCTACAGCAATATTTTCTCTGTAAGGCGGCGGAGGCTCAACAACCCTGTTAATAATGTCAGATTCTACAAATATTTCGCTAGTGTCTGAAGCTAACAGAGATCCTGAAGTAAGTAGATGCTGCAATCCTCTAAAACCCATTGGTAAGGCTTCATCAGGAACTTCTTTCTTTTTCATTTCATCTGAAAGTACAACCCTTATAAATCTAGATCTTACAGGAAAAGTTCCGTCAACAACAATTTTTTGAGATTCTGCGTCGTTATCAAAGTTAAAGAATATTTTTTGATCACCAATATATCTTGCAATGTATCTATCAGAACCAGGATCTAAGCTAACACCCCTAAAAGACTCGAGTACTTTCTTTTGATCATCAGTGTCACTAAATTGTCTTACAACTAAATCAAATGTTCCGTACTTGTCAACATCAGAAGTTCTTCTTTTAATATTTTCAATCGAGACTTTAATTCTTGTACTGTCGCCTTTACCATCATTAATAGATTCTACCCTAAACAAGTCTAAAGGTCTGTCAAATTCTTGTGAAACAATAAAGGGTGATATTGGCGCAGAAAATCTATCCTGAAAGTCTTCATACGAAACTCGGTTAACGAAATTAGGATCATCAGTTTTAGAAGCTGCTTCTCTACCCATAGAAGAAGTCAAAAGAAATGCAACATCTAACTTACCACCTTTTTCAATTCCTGATGTTACTATTCCGCTGCCAGTAACTTCTGCCAATAGTGGGTGAATGTCATAGTGCCCGTATAACAAATGACCTCTTTCTTCGATTTTAAGTGGGTCAGTGTTAAAAACATTTGCAAAATAATTTGGAGATCTCATATCAAAAGAAGCTGTTACTGTTGTTTTTCTAGACACGCTTCCTTTGTAACCATTCATAAGCATTACAAAGTCTTTCGATGCCATGTCAACAGAACCGGTTAAACCTCCTTTTTGACCAATAAGCTTTCCGGATGATGCGATTGCTTCATCTGCTATACCCGGAGCACTAGAGTTTGCTACATTGTTTCCGCTTAGGTGAAGAATAACCCCGCTCGGCGCAAGAAGAACTCCGCGAAGAATTGGGACGGCATGATTAGTCGGGCCTGTACCGCCGGACAAACTAATGTCTGTATTTAGCGCATCTGTAGCACCTAATACGTTAGCATCGCTAGCTTTAAACTTAAACAAATTACCGATTTTGCTCGCTACATTATACTCTAAGGATACACCAAAACCAGACCCAACAGCAATTTTTGCTGCAGTTACGTTAGGAACACCAACTGCGGCATCATACGCTATTTGGCCGGCCAAGGTATCACCATTGATTGCTTTGACAATTCTATCAATTAAGTCTTCGTCAGTCGTTGCACCATTTCTAACATTAATATTGTTTCCAGATGCCGCAGCCACTGTAACAGGGGAGTTTGG